AGAGCGCCTCGAGCAGCGCCAGCCCCCAGCTTATCGTCAGCGGGCGCGACGCCCACGGCGGATTTATCTTGCCGCCCAGCTCGTCAATCCAACCCTCGATGATGGAGTCTATCTCGACGAAGCCGTCCTGCACGGCAAATTGAAACTTGATGCCGTCAACCTTGGTCAGCAGCGCGCGCAGCCGGAATTTCCATTGCAGGTCGGTCATGCCAGATGAATGCCCCCCGCCTTCGCTAGAGCCGCCCGACGAGCGCGCGCCATTTCGGCTAAGTCGTCGTTCAGTCGTGCCGTTTGTTCGGGACTTAGTAAGTCATTAGGCGACCATCGAATCTTGGCCTGTAGCGGGTGCGTATCAACTCTTGGACGACTTTCTCGCCCCCATTTGCCGCCGCCAGTGCGCTCCGCTACTACGCGCCATCCCGCAGCTCGGAGCGACGCTCCCGATTCCTCTGGCAAAGTGTAGGTGATTAGCTTCCGATAACCGAGCGCTTTGGCCGCTCGCCACGCCGCACCGTACAGCATTGAGTTGGCGTTTTTGGTGCCATCGGTGCAAGTGCGATTGACTTCGAGCGTCCAGCCATCATCAAGCATTCGCGCGATCGGACGGCCTACGATGGCAACTCCGACGATGCCGCCGCTATCCGCCACAGCGAGACAAAACTTAGCCCCCGGCACTGGCGCATGATGCCGATGATGTTTTTCGACGAAGGCATTGGCCTCATCGAGCGTTATAGGTACGATTTCCATATGACCGCCGCCACGACGTAGGCTACCCCTGTCAAAACCGCGAATATCGCTACTAGTCCCATCGGGAAATGCTCACACAGATAATCGAAGAAATAGGCGATCATTTCAGCCCCCGTACCACGCGCAGACAAAGATGATCGGCAGCGCAACCGCCATCAGCCCGTAGGCGAGCCACACCTTCCAGTTGCCCCGCCGTTGCCACATCCACGAGCCCTCGGTCTCGTCGAACAGGTCGCAGCGGTGCTTCATGCCGTCGCCCCCACAAATAAATCCTTCTGGGGCAAGCCGTTACTATACGGAGATTCGTCGCCCCAGCCGTCAAAGCCCGTGATAATCCGCCGATTGAATAGGTCGATGCGAGGCTCGCAACTCACCTTGCGAACGAGCGTATAGAACTCCCCCGGCTTGGCGCTGTGCTCGGATGGAACCGCCTCGAAGTGAGTCGGGAGATAGCGGAGGCGCTTGAACTCACAGCGCTTGTAATAGCCGAACAGGCAATGCTGAGTTGTGCCGACGAACCACGAACCAACGCCCGAAGGTTTCACCCACGTTACCGTGGTCAGGTACTTGAACCCCCAGCCCTCCACCACGTCGAAGGCTTGACGCAAAAATGCGTTCGTCGTCCAGAGCCAGAGATGCGAGCCCACATCAGCGATTGATTCAATTGGAAGCGCCTTGATTTCCTGCAGCCCCATTCCTTCGTAAGGAAGTCGCACGGCTTGCTGTGGACGACGTTTCCCGCCCCACGCCATCGGCTGTCGCCACGGCGGGTCAACCACGATGCAACGGTATTTGCCGTCAGGCAGGTTCACTTCGCCAGAATCTCCCCGTGCATCGCCATGTTCTGCTTAACCAGCGCCGCGATGGTCGCGATGTCCAGCCCCGGCGTAATCCCCGCGCTCATTTCCTTGCCCGTGGCCGGGTCTGTGCAGGTCGCCGTCACCGGCTGCATCTGAGGGATTAGCCCCGCGCTGTAGTTGACGACCGTGGTCCCGCAGGTGAGCGAGATTGACGACGTGCCGGAGATGCTGCCGATGCTGAGGCCGGCGCAGCCCGCCAGCGGCAGGAGCAATAGAAGCGCTAGGTATTTCATCCCCACCTCGTTAAATGTCCGCATCGGTATCGTGATCTAAAATTCGCTGGTAATCACGCTCAGCCCATTCATCCCACGCCTTACGACAAACGGGACAGAGCGAACCGCTATGGTGCATGAGGAGTTGCTTGAGAAGTATATACTCCTCGCGCATTTTCTCATGCGTCATCCCACCCACCCTCATCAAACATCCGTCGCGTTTCCCCACAACGGCGACAATAAACGCCATATTGAAGACCGTGCGTTACTCTCATCTGAGCCGCATAGGCTTCTCTATGGCCGAGAATGCGACAGAGCAAGGCCCTCACTGCCACCTCTTTTCATCGGCCAGCTTCTCAAACGTCTCGGGGTTGTCGCCGAGCAGCACAACCGCCGCTTCCATGATCCGGCGCACCGAGATTAGCGGCACATTACCGCAGTCTTCGGGCAAGCACCGCTGGTAAACGTCCTGCACTTGCTGGTCGGTGAAATCCATCAAATGAACTCCCACGAGACCATGCCGTTATCCGTCATGCCGAGTTGCTTCCAGACGTACTCGCCGAGGTCGATGCCCGCGCCATTGGTCGTGCGCCCTCGAGTATCGGTTCCCGACTCGGCCTGCGGTCGGTCGCCATCAAAGACGTAGCCGTCGTCGTCGTCGTTCCACGGGCCCACGTCCAACACGATAGCCGTACAAGACCCAAGCAGATCGCCGTTACGGCTATACCGATAGACGTGCAGAAACTTGTGCAACGCTTTCACCGACGGCAGGGCGACATATGGCACCACCGCGTCAACGATATAGCCAGAAGCGGTCTTGCCGCCAATGAGGCCTTCGCGGGTCGCTTTAACCGTGATCATTTCTCCACCACTTGCACGTCGAGCGTCGCCGCTGCGGGGCCAGGTATCGTCTGCGTCTCCTCGGCGACTTTCGTTACCAGCTTATTCTCGCTGCCGTCGGCGTGGAAAGACGCGCTACCTGGCGAGTGTGGATAAATCGCCAACAGGTAGGAGAGCCCGCCAAAGCCGCCGATCCCCAGCGCATCTTTGAACGAGCCCACCGTCAGGTTCATCAGGTTGCCGTGCGAGGTCGCAGCGAGGGTCGCGAGCGTGGCGCCGCCGAAGGTAATCATCGTCGGCATCACGAAATACTGGATGAAGTAGGATTGCTGGAGGGTGCGGAGCTTCGGGGAGAGGTTCATCGCGGCCCGAAGTTTAGCCCGAAGCTCCCATGCCCAGAGCCGCCCAAAAACCCACAGCAGTTCAAGAACGCAATAAGCACGAGCAACCCGATTAGCAGCCGAATGAGCATATAGACGGGCGGCGGCAAGGCTATGAAAGGGGCGAGCACCGTCTCCAGAATGTAGAGGACGATTATCGCGATAATCACCCACACAATGAGCATTACTAAGCATTCTAAAATGGTGGTCTCTCCTTTAGCAGCCTTCGCACGGCTTCCCGTCTTTATCGAACCATTTGTAAATGGGCACGCGCCTGTCGGTGTCGAAGGTGACTTGGACTCGCATCCGCTTGTGGCTGTGCCCGTGGGCCGTCATCGTCGCGGTGGGCGTCGGCGGCTCCTCGACCCATTCCGCCTTCACCGGCGCGAGGTCGAAGCCCTTGCAACTCTGGCAGCCCGCCATCACGCAGGTCAGCCGGCGCCCTTCGTGGAACAGAGCCCGGTGCCCGCAAGTGCAGAATGCGTCCTGTGCTATCGGTTCGCCCATGTCAGCCCGTTCCGCAAATGGTAAAGCATCCAGCTAACCTGACTCGCCTGTGCTGCTGTCATTGTTGCGTATCCACTTTCCGCAATATCTCGACTTGGCGCTTAATTGACGGCTCCGCGTCGCCACACTGTCCGCAGAATGCATTGATTGCCGACACTTTACCACAACTTTCGCAAGTCCAAAAAGTCTTGGCCTTCGCCGCTTTCGCTTCTATGTCGCGATTAAGGCTAAGCGCAAATTCTCGCCAATCATTCATCCACAAACTCCGTCCCCATTCCACGCGCCCGTGTCGCCGATGTAAATCCAGGGCCAACCAGGGCACTTGCTATCCGCATAGTACGTGTACGAACCCGCCGGTAGAACTGGCGCAGGCTTGCCCTTGATGACAACCGTACAGTCGCCCACGTCGCTAAACCAGAAGCGCACCCACTTGCCGCGCTCGCCGGTGTGGATAATCGGTATCAGTTGGCAGTCCGTGTCGGGAATCTGCCATGCCGGATGGAGCCCCGCGCCCTGTGGATAGCCGTAGCCGCTGTCGAGGTTCCGGCAGTTTGCGGGCGACCAGCCTTGCTCGGAGCACGCCAGCGGATGCGAGTAGAAGGCGGAGCCGAGGTTATCGCGGCAGACGTTGAGATGGATAAACGGCCCGACGAGGCAGGCCTGTCCGCCTTGGCGCGGCGTGAGGTTGTAGTAGAAGGCTTTCTTGACGTGCCCGCCACCGCTGGTTACGGCAGCGGGCCTCGCCTTATAAAATCTGGCAATTGCAGATTTATGGTGATCACCCCCTTGCGTGCAGGCGTGGCCGAGGCCGTAGAGCAAGGCCCACACGGCAATGACGGCGACGAGGCCGAGCCATAGCCGTCCGTCGCGCCGCCGCCTCGTGCCGTATTCGTAGGGTTGCAATTACGGATTCGCGGCGATGGTCCCAAGCGCGGCCACGCTCGCCTGCGCCGAGGTATGCGCCGCCGCCAAGTCTGCCACCGCCTGATCGAGTTCCGCCTGCGTCACCGTGCCAGCTTGCAAGCCCGCCAGCGCGGTCTGAACGGCGGTAATGCCGGTGCCTACCGCGTCGAGGTCGGTCTTGATGGTCGCGATGCCTGCCGCCAAGTCTGCTTCAGTCGCCATGATTTTCTGTACTCCTGCCCAAATTTTGTTGAGAGTTTTACGGTCGTCCTCGTTGAAACAATTATTGAACCAGCCCACAGGTTCACTCTACTCTTTGACTACGGCATTGTCCCGCCGCGGTATTTCTCCCGTACTAACAAATCGTAAATAGTGTCGAGTTTCTTGGTGTTCTCCCTGTGCTTTTCCTCAACGTCGCGCTTCAGGTCTGCCACGATGCGCGTGTGGTAGCGGTCTATAGATGCTTCGATCAACGCGGCCACCGCCTCGTACCCAATCTTGTTGTCGAGCGCGGTCTTGACGGCTTCCAGCTTCGCGTTCAGCACGTAGGCTAAGAGGCTGCCAACCAAGCTGACTAACCCGATGGCCGCTGTCGCGAAGATGCCCCAATTCATAGATAATCCCGCTGCTAACTCGTTGTCAACTTTCTGCACACTCTCTGTCAACTCATAGTCTAACTCTCGGCTTCCCCTTTTGAGCCGTGTCTCATTACCGCCAAGTACCGTTAGCATGGAACACCAGACACATAGTTAGCACGATCCCAAAGCATCCGATGGCCGCTCCCAGCCCCCCAAGTATCAGATATGCTACCACGCCCGATTGCGTGCGTGCCTTTTTAGCGTGCTGCGCCATCACCGTCACGAACAGAAATCCAAAGCAGAACATCAGCGCAGCGGCTATTTCGACGTTGTGCATCAGAACGGCCACCCTCCATTCGTCGGCGGCAGAGGTGCCGGTGCAAGGCTGAAAATCGTTTCGCTATCATATTGGAGCCGCACTGCCGCGCTGGTCTGCGTCGGGGCGCTCACGGATTGCAACCCCTCGGTCGCTGACGCCCACGGGCCACCGCAACTGCCAACTACCTGCGCCGTCGTAGCAAAGTCGATAGGCATAAAGAATGCCGCGAGCTTGTTGCCCAGCGTGACCGCCGGAGCAATCTGCTCCCCCTGTGTCGCGAGCGTCGGCGAGCATCCCGAATAGGCCATGAAGCTGAGAGCGAGGTCGTCGCTGGCGGTCGGGGCTTGTATCGCCGCGGTCATGTCGTTAGCCAGCCCTTCGTTCTTGAGCGTGCCGCTCGAATCAACCGGCGTCGTCGTGTTGAGATTGCCCACGTCCACGATGAGGGCATCCGCCGTCGATTGGCTGGCCGAGAAATGGAATTGCTCCAGCACGTTTGCCGGTAGACCATGAGCCGAGTACGTATCGAGTTGAACGCTGTTGCTCTCGTTGGCCAATGCCGAGGTTTGGTGCGTCCACGGAGATGCTGCGGCGGTGTTCGTCTTGAGCGCTACGTGACAATAAAGCCACGTCTGAGCGCTCCCTGGCGTCGTGTATGCTTGCGCACCCGTCGAGCCATGCGCGCCCTGCTGATAAAGTCCCCCCGCCGCCGCCGAGCCGTTGTTCTGCCATAACACTATATTCGCCGCTGGAGGGACTGGGGTGGTCGCCGATGCTTGTCCAAATAGAAATGAATAAATCGTGTCGTTGTCGGTCCCCGTGGTAATCGCTGGAACGCTGGGGTTTGCGGTGGATGCGATCGACCCGCAAGTCGCTGTATCTTTGGAGATCGTCGCCCCGCTGTTCGAGGCAAAATCCGCAATCCCTTGATTTACGCCGCCGCTCGACCCCGTGAAGGTGTAGGAATGGCTGATGTCGCACGAATCAATTATCTTGCCGAACGCGCCGATAAACGAGCCCGAGGTCGCAAGGCTTTGCCACGCATCCGAGCCGCACGCAGCAGGCGCCGACATTACTGCCCCATTCCCGAAAGCGACGGTGAAGAAATCGTTGACAACGGTCGCTGAACTTATGGTGAAGGTCTGATTACCCGTGCCCGTGACATAGGTCGGCGCGTAACGTTGCACGATGTCGGGCGGTGCCGTGATCGTCGCCCCTGGAGTTAGCTCAGCAATCCCCGCGATATGCACATCCCCCGAATGCACATTGGCCGCGAGCGTCGGCGGACTCACGGTCGTACTTGAACTGACGGCGGTATCAGCGCCCGCGCCGACTAGCACTTCGCCCGCGCTCGTTGCCTCGATATCCGCTGCGAAGCACGCGATGTCATAGATGGCTCCGCCCACGTGCTGAGAGGCTTGCGTCATCACTGCCGCGCCGCTCGTCCCGCTCCAGCCGAGGAATCCCGAAGTCTCCACTCCCGAAGTGGCCGTCGAAGGAAATGGCGTATTATCGAACGTGGGATTGCCGCCTCCGCCAAAGGCGCACGACTCAAAGACGAGATCGCCGTTCTGCGCTGGCGTGATTGCACCAGGGGTACAAGATGCCGCGTTCGCGCCGCATTTCCCCGTGATATTGGTCGAGGCGACCGTGATGCCGCCATTGTCCGACGGCGTGATTATCCACGGCGTCACCGTCGCCGAATTGTTATTCGTCCAGCTCACCGAGATGGTCGAGCCCGGATCGCCCGCAATCAGGGTCTTCTTGAACACTGCGACGACGGTTTTGTTCTGCGTCTCGGTCGTCCCAACTTGGCACGACACGCAAAGTGTCCCGTTGACGGTGAAGGTCGGACTGGTCGCCGCAGACGCCCCGCCGTAAATGCTGGTATGCACCCAGAGTATTTGCCCGACCTGTGCGCTCGCTGGCACTGTCACGGTTGCGCACGAGGTCTTGTTGCCGCCGCCGCAGGTCTGATAAATCCCAAGGAAATACGAGAGCGACGCCGCCTGAGCCGTCAGCGGAGCCAACATGAAGGCGAGCAGAAAGAATAGCCGCCTCATCGAATCACCGTCGCGGTAACGTGGCTCGCGTTCGCGGAGCTGCCCCACGCGCTACTTGTCGATGGATCGGTGGGCGAGACGCACCCTATTTGTTGATAAGTCCCGATTTGCAGATTGTTGGCGATATAAGTCCCCAAGGTGTCGCCGCCGAGACTGTAGCCGTTGCCCCACGGGCACTGGTAATTCGTTCCACTGATATTCCAGCCGAGTTGGGCGATGCGCGTTCCTGGCGCGGTCTTCTCGACGCTCGCCCGCTGTGTGACGAACAGGATATTCGAGAAGGTGCCGAGGTTCATGTTGTAGATGTCGTAAGCGCCTGCGGTCGCGTCGGCGTTATAGCTTGCGCTGCCGGGTGTCGCCGCCGCCGCGTTCTGCCAGTTGGCGTTCGCGTTGGGCGTGAAGTCGATATGGGAACCATTGCCGATCGGCTGCGCAGTCGCGCCGTACATCGTCCCCAGCGCACTCGCGGGACAAGCCGCGCCGGAATCATAGACGGCCCATAGTCCCTGCCTCAAAGAACCGCCACCGCCAAGCTCATAGTCAGGCACAGTAACGCCGTTGCCACCGCCTATATTTGGCGCGCTAGTGCCCGGCGTGGCATTGTTGACGTATTGAGTACCGTCCAGCCACGCCGATTCTTTCGAGGGAACCGTGCCGCTCCCATTCGTTCCCGAGATATAGCACCATTCGTTCTGATGGAAACTGCCATCAGTCGGTAGCGCTACGCTCTTCGATCCGCTTCCTGTCACGTCACTGAAAATCTTGTTGTCGGTGCCGATTTCCTGCGCCGCATAGTCGATGCAGCCGCGATAGACGCCCGTTGTCGCCTGATGCGTGCAATCGTTCAGCCGATTAATAAAGACGTTCGATGTGATGTTTCCAGTGAGCGCGATTAACTGGACGATGCCGATCGCGCGGTGCGGCTGGTTGAGCTTGACGAAAATCCCTTGCCCCGGATTCGGCGCACCGCCGCCCGCGCACGTCGCTCCGTTGGTCGCCTCCACATAGTAGTCGAGACTGACGCTATTCGGGTCCCATATCGGCGCACTTATCAAAGCCGTCTGGAAGCAGTTCGGAAAGTTGACGATGTACGGGTAGAGGAAATCCGTCCCGCTAATCGGGTTAGCAGCGCCATAGCCGTTATAGCTGCCGCCCGCGATCCACGTCCGCGTCTGTGCCAGTGCCGGCGTTACCCACAGGCAAAGCGCGATGAGAATGGGCGCTATGCGGTTCATCACGATCCAAACGTCGGACAGCTAGGCACCTGAAGTTGTGGTGTAGCCGGCCCGGTATGATATTCAAGCGCAAACAAAATGCAGCTCCCTGCCGAGGTCGGCATCGTTGGCTGCGCGGCACATCCCCCCGTTGTTGCGAAAGTGACCGCCGTCCCACTGCCAGCGGCAAGCGCCGCGAAAGTGAAAGGCCCGCCGCCTATTGGATTCGGCTGGCACACCCAGAAATGGTCGCTCCAGCCGCTCACGGGCGCTGCCGTCGAGGCAAAGGTGGTCGTTGTGTTATTCCCGCTCAGGGTGAGCACATGACACTCGCTAACCGGATGCGTCTTGTTCTTCGGGGTCAGGGTCGAAGTCGTGGTGCCCGATACCACCGTGCAATCGGGGAAAGCGGGGGCGACCGTCGCGTCGATAGTGTTCTTGTTGGCCTTGCCGGTAACGTCGCCTGCGAGATTGTTGCCGTTGCCGCCGCCCGTTCCCTGCGCTGCGGCGATCTGAATGTACGTCAGCGGGTCGGTGCCGATCGTCGTCACTGGTAGCTGCTCAAGCCAGAGCGTCCCCACCAGCGTTCCGCCAGCCGCCACAGGCACAGCCCCAACCGAATCGATATTCGCCGCCGTGTTGTAGTCGGTCGCCCGCGTGAGTACCCAAGGGTTGCTGCCATCTCCCGCCGCGGTTACAAGATAGACGCCGTTTTGAAAGGTGCTCACTTGATTCTTGACGAGTACGCGATTGTTGAGCACCGCGACGGTGCCATCGACCGTCAGCGTTCCATTGCCGGTGCGAGTGAGCGTCGCGCCAACGCCCGCAGTGCCGTTGTTGTAAGTCGGCGTGTTCGGCAAGATGGCGATCGTCGCAAGGTCCACTGAGGCCAGCGGATTAAGTGCCGCCAAGGCTTGCTGAACGAATAGAGTAGTCGGAATCTTTGTGCTGGAGTCACCCGAGGTCGGCGTCGTGCCGATGGCTCCGCTCTGCACAGAGACTACTTGGCCGGTGAGCACGCCCCCACTCTGCGAAGTTCCCGAGCCGAAGTCGCCAGCGCCGCTGGTGATGGTCGTGCCGCCCCCACCGCCGCCGGCTCCCGCCCCACCACCGAATCCGGCGCCGCTGTTATTCCCCGCAGCGGAGGCGACTAAGGGCATCGCCAAGGCCAACATGAGGAGGATTGAGACAAGTCGTTTCATTATCCATGAACCTCAACCGAGCACTTAGCTTCGAGGGCCGTCGGCGTCCCGCTTGGGACTGCCGTGTAATAAAGAATGTCGTTCGCCGCGATACTGACCGCATCGCCTGCTGTGGTGTCTGAGCAAGTCGATTGCGCGGTCGTAATCGTGCAAGTCTGCGCGGTGGTTGAAGCATTCTTATTCAACGTCAGAACGTAGCTCGTCCCGCCCGCCGCCGTAACCGTGCCGTTCGACGCCATCAGGACGCAATGAAGATTGGCCACGATATAGGAGCCGGAGGAGATCGTCATCACGTTTCCGTTGGTCGCGACCGATGCCGCTGGCGAGAGACCATTTACCAGAAAATATGACGTGGCCGAGTTGGATAGCGTGGCATTCGTGCCGCCGAGCCACACCCATTTCAGCGAGCCGACCGTTACCGTGCCAGTGTTATCGACGGTCCATTTACTGACTCCGTTAATCTTTTCATCTTGAAGGGGAGCCGTCTGCCCCGACGGGCCGTTAGCCTGAAACTCTGTCGTTCCGGTATCGGTCGGCTGGCTAAAAAACTGCGCCTTGGTGCTAATCGCGCTGACGGCTACTCCATTCTGATACCCGACGAAGGGATTCCCCGTCGAGGTGTTAGCCATGAATACGTTGATGCCATCCTGCGCGATTTGGGACGGCGAGAGAATGATGCTGCCCGCCCTGATAAATTCCGTTCCGTTGCCAGTCGTCCCCTGCACATAGAAGCTGGTCGGCGAATTGGCCGCATCCGCGAGATTGCACCCCGTCCCGCTGACAACCGCGCACGTCGCGACCAAGACGCTTTGTGCCCCCGTCGGCACGGAATTGGCCGTGTAACGAAGCAGGTAGAGATGGGTCGCGCCGGTCTCACCTGGACAGGACATCGTTCCGGTCTGCGCCGTGGTTCCTGTGGCCGACGAGAGCGGTGTTATCCCCATCCCATTAGTGGTATTCGCGTTGATGTCGCCCGCCGCACAGTAATAAAAGGCCGTCGAGCCGCCAGTGAATCCGCTGACGATCGTCGGCGCAGCAGGAACCGTCACTGGCGAGACGAGAATCGAGCCGTTGGAAGTAATACCGCCGTTAGGGGCAAGCCCCGATGACCCTCCGGGGGCTCCGCCGCTACCCGAACCGAATCCCGACCCGCTATTATTCCCCGCAGCGAACGCCGCGGATGCGCTGAGTAGCAAGAGAGTGCAAAGGATTCGCAGGACCTTCATTTCCACGCTATCCCGAAGAAGCAGTCACCGCCGGAAGTGGTGTCCACGGTCAGTTTTTTGCCCGTTGTCGAGCACGCGCAAGTCAGCCCCGACACCAGCCCGACGCCCTCGTTAGGCAACGAAAAGCTACACGTCGAGGGCTGCGCTGCTGCCGTCGCAGTCGCCAGTGAGCATTGCGAGAGCAGCGCCGCGACTGACGCCGCCGAACCGTCCGCTGGCAGCGTCGCTGAGTCGAAGCACATCGCTACCAGTGCGGCACTCGTGTTGTAGCTGACTGCGGAAAGCATCATAAATCGGCGCGAGCTGGACGGCGACGAATTGACGACGATGACGGAGTTCTCCATGCCGGTCGTCGAAGCATTCGCCCCGTTCGCGTCCTTGTTGCCGGTATGGTAGTAGCCGATGGCCTGCGCTCGCGCGAACGACGGAATAAGGAGCGCCGCCAACATCACCCAGAGTATTCGTGCCTTCATCTCCATCTCCTTAGTCCGTGGTAAATTCAAAGCCTACGCCGACGTTCGTCGCGAAGGGACTGCAAGTTCCCGCCGAGGTGCCGACGCGCAATTCGATAACATCGCCCGCGACCACTGCGAGCGCCTGGTCCGTATGCCCCGTGGCCGCGCTATTGGCGAGAGTCAGGCTGCTCCCGACTGGCGAGCCATTCTGGTAGAGCACCAGCACCGGCGGCGTCCCGCAGACTCCCGCCGTCTGAGCGTCGTAATAGGTTCTCACGATATGGATATTCACGCGCGGGATAAGCGTGACGAGGAACGCCTGCGTCGAGAGCCCGCCGAAGGTCGGAACGAATCCCGTCCCTGCCGCGTGGGCAGCCGGCCCTGTGGCTCCGGTTGGCCCCGTGGCCCCGGTCGGCCCCGTTGGGCCAGTCGGGCCGGTTGCTCCCGTTGGTCCGGCTGGCCCGGTAGCGCCTGTCGGTCCGGTTGGCCCTGTTGCACCGCCCGCCGGCCCAGTTGCTCCGGTAGCTCCGGTCGGCCCCGGTACCGCAGCGCCCGCGCCGCAATTCCACACGCCCGCGATGCGCTGTGCCCACGCCCCACTGCCACCGCCCGCACACACGACGGCCAGCTTACAATCGAGGCAATAGCCCTCGGTGCCGTTCTCTTGCGGAATCGTCAGGGTCAGATTGGCGAAGGTGGTCGGGCGAAACGTGATCGACCGATAAGTGGGAACCGGCGTCGGAGCCGCAGCCACGAATAAGAGCATCGCGACAATCGCGGATGCCACGGTCAGAATTGGGCCTTGATATTTCTTCATCGTGTGACACTCGCCGCTAGTTCCTGAATTACCAACATCATCCGATCCAGTGATGCCTCCAGCGCTCCTGCCGAAAATGGGTCTTGCGGGTTAAACACGGCGAGTTGGGTCGGCGCGGTCTTGCGCGTAATCGTAATCGTCCCGCCCGTCACCGGAGCCACACCGAAATTCACCATGCCGCCGTTATTGTAGGTGTTGAGCTTATCGTCGAGCGTCCCTGAGACCGTGTAGTCGGAGTTGAAGGTCTTTACCGTCACGACACCGCTTGCGTCGGTGTACTCCACCACGAGGTCAGCCTGCGCGTAGAAGTAGCTCGGGAAGGCGAACGCCGTGCTCATCCCATCCGTCGAGTAGGCGAATTGGACTACCTGATCGCTGACGCTCATCGTTCCACCTCGAAGGGGTTGCGGTCGTAGCCGTCCGCGAACTTCGTCCGCTTCTGCGTTAGCTCAGGGGCCGCCCGTAGTGCCGTGCGCTGCTCGCCCGCCCCCAGAAGCATATATTGAGCCGCTTCCGCCACATGGCTGAACATATCCTTGACCGGCAGATCGTGATAGCGCTCCTGTCCTGTTACCTGTACGCGCTTGTAATGGTAGCCGCCCGCGAGCGCCTTGCGGAGCTTCTGGCAGTTGGGATGGATGAGCATCCCAGGCTCGCCATCGACCATCTTGTTCAGGAAATAGGCGAAGGTCTCGCGACGTTTGGTCGGGTCGTTCGTCGCTGCCGGACGCGCGGCAATACCAGCCGCCCGCAGCACCTCGAAGGGCGTTCCCTTGTCGGTCTGCGCTCGCGTGTCGCCAGCGGGGTCGCCGGTTATGGACGCGATCTTGTAGTCCGCGAACTCCCCACGGAGCGTTTGCCCGAGGAGATTACCAAATTCAAGGGCGCCCATATCCTCGGTGACGATTTCTTTATATACACGCCACGCACCCATGATCGTCCGTTGAGCGATAGTTGCCGCCGGCGTGAGCCCAAAGTCGATGCCAACGTAGATCGGCAGATTGCGGTTAAGCGCAAACTCCCGGCAGTGCATTCCGTCGCGATACTCGGGATAGACGGGCTTCCCGTCGAGGACGAACCCATACTCACCGTCAACATAGACCTTGATCCATTCGTTCGATTTGCCAGCACTTAGGCGCTCGTAATAGCCGGGAGTGAGGTTCTTTATATTCTCCGCGTTCGGGGCGCGTCCGCCCGGTTGCGCGTAGAAGCGCTGGAGCGACTGGTCTTTGCGGAGCGTGCCCATCTCGCGCAACCTATCGGCAATCTCCTCGTTCTTTATTGTCATTTCGGGGTCGGCGAAGTCAGCCATCTTCGCCCACCAATGGTCGGTATCGGGCGAGTTGGTATCCATGATGATTTGCGGGGCCGCGCAGCCATGAGTGACGTTGCCCTTGGGTCCGCGTACCGTGCGTGGGAAGCGCCCAACGCGGCCCGTGAGCCCGTCAAGGATGACCTTGGGGAGTTCGCGCGCTTCGTTGATCCACGCATCGCTCAATTCGAGCGACAGCAGGTGCCGAAGGTCGTCCGGCTGGTCGAGGGCGAGGAAGATGATTTCCCAATCGACCTTGGGGTTATCCGTCTGGATGCGATGCATCGGTGGTCCCTTCTCGCGCCAGCGTCCCACGTTCGGCGGCACCCATTGCTGCCACGTCTTAATGGTCGTGGTCGTGAGTTCGGGATAGGTATTGCGGATAATCGCGGTGCGACGCCTGACGACGCCATCTGGCCCAGGCCGCTGAAGCGTGAAGTTTCGGAGAAGTTTCGCGATGCAGGCGGTCGATTTGCCGGAGCCGAAGGGACCGCGGATACCGCAGAGCAGCGCATCGTCCGCCACGAAGGCACGCGAGACCGGCCCCGGCGGATTCCAGGTGAAGTTGATCGGCTGCTCGACTTGCTTGACGGTGGTTTTCATAATGACGGCGCCGTGGCCGAAGCGGGCGTTATCCCGCCGCTAGGCGCTGGTTGATGGGCCATTTCGCGATATTTCATCCGTGCCGCATAGCGCTGGCGAACGTCTGCACTTTCAGCATACAGCGAACCAATGGCGCCGTGGGTAAAGCCCGTTACTACATGCTCCAGCGCCTTAGCCCTTTCATCGCGTGGCGCCGACTTAAATTGCGGATCGGCCACCAGCGCATTCAACGCCTCGCGCATATTCATCCCCGTGCTTGGGTCTTTGATCGTGTTAGTTAAGACTTTGCCCCTATCCTGCTCTTGCGGTGTCAAGGCAACGCCAACGTCGGGACTATTTGGCTGATCGCCATACTTCGCCGCGCGGCCCGTTCCCGGCATTATGGCGGGGAACTTCATAGGGCTCGCCCCGTTATCGTATATCGCTTTAGCAACCGGGTCGTGCGTGTCGTGGCCTACAGAGAAGGGCCAGACCTCGTTCGCCATGAAGCCGCCGGGAACGGGAATCTTTTCGCCGTACAGGTCGCGCACAGGTGGAAGTTCCTGGCTGTAGCCGGGAGTGCCAGCCTTGAACTCGTCCATCATTCCGCGCGTCTGCCGCATAATCGGGTCTTCGCGCTTCGCTTCACCTTGGAGCGCAGCGGGAATTAACCCCTTCAATTCGCGCCCGCCGAACTTCGTCACGCCTTCGAGCGGGTCTTTGCCTTCCTTGGCGTCATCGAATAGCGAACTGAGATTCACGAAGGTCTGCACATAGCTTTGGCGGCTAAGATTACGCGCCATCGCCATCGCGAAGGCCGCGCCGACGTGCTCAAGCTGCTGCTCGCGGTCGCCAGGAGTCGCCTGTGCATAAGTATCGTGCATATCCGCAGCGATGCCGAGCGGCATCGAAACCGGCTCCGCCCATCCATAAGGGATGTAGCTATCGCCAATATGAAACGAATACGGTTTCCAGCCGGTCGCCTTGAGGTCGCTCAGGAGCTTCGGGTCACTGGGGCCACCGCCTGTAATATGGCCGTCCATCGCCCATTGGCCCATCTTCACGCTCATCAGCGTGCCGAGTCCGAGTTTCGCCTTAGCGATCGCGCCGTCGGCACCACCAGCCTGCATATCCTGCCAAATTTGCTTGCTAAATACTCCGAGGGCCGAATTGTCGCGAGCGAACTTCCAGAGGTTCGTCGGCACGCGACGGAACGGGAAAAGGAATCGCCCGAGCCCCAGTGGAATCTTGTCGAGCGAATCGCTAATCCCCTGCATCACCGGCCCGAGCGGATTCGAGTAGGTCTGTGTACTCGCGAAGTTCCGCGCGTTCGCCAGCATCTCGGGCGGCGTATCGTTGGTCAGGTCGGCCACGCGCTGCTTGATAAAATTGCCAGCTTCACCACCACTGAGACCTTGATCCATCGCCTCTTTCCAGCCCTGACGTTCCGCGAGGGCGGCAACCTGCGCCCGCATATTCATCGTGCGCGCGAAGTCCTGAAGTCCGCCCATGCTGCGCGGGCCAAGACCGATGACGTGGCCGAGCAGGTCGATGCCCTGTCCGGTTAGGGTGTTCTCGAAGCGCGTTCCCGTCGAAGTGATCTGCGTCAGTGGGCGCTCGAAGGCTGCTTCTTCGCCGGGGTAGAGTCGATCAAACTCCGACGTGCCGCTTTTCCAAGTCTTCCCCGCAATACGAAGCGCGTCGCCCACATTGTGCATCCAGGCGTTAACCATCGCGGGCGCTTCGGTCGGCGCCACATCGCTGCTGGTCATCGCGGCTATCTGGCGCGTTGGAATCGAGAGTGCCATCGACCAGAGGTCGCCGGTCGCTTTTTTGACCAACGTGCGCGGACGTGAGAGCAGGGCGCCATAGTAGTAATCGCTGATGGCTCCCTTAAGAGAACCGCCAGCCTGCACATTCTCGTTCATCTTGCCGAGTTGGGCTGCAATCGCGTCGGGGTCGGCGTGGCCAGCGAACATCTGCATCATGTCGGTCATGTTCTGGCCGTCGCCCGCTTGTAAGGCGAAGCGATTGACTGCGCTCGCCATTGCCGTTTCGGGATTCTTGAGCGGATCGAGAATCTGGAGAGTACGTCCTGCCGCGCTACGCTCGCCCGCGACTCTGCCGGCCTGCGGAGCCAACGCGGAGACACGATTAAACCATGCTTGAGAATCCGCGGTCACGTCCTCACCCGCCGCTTGGCGTTTGAGAATGTCGAGAGCGCTATTTCGTAGTTCGATCGCTTCCCCGTGAACCGTTTGCGCGAGTGCGGCAACTCGCATCGTTTGCTCAGGGTCGCCGATGTTCTGCGCCTTCAGTTGCTCCATCGTCAGGCCGAGTTTCTTCGCGTTCGCCATTGTCTGAGCGACCGGAACCTGCGTCGCGAGGTCGGGGCGATTCACTTCCGCCGCGCCGCCTTCGCCGACTTGGAGTTTCTTGAATAGGTCGGCTTGCTTCTGGGCGAGGGTCTGCGCAGCAGCTAACGGAGTCGCGTGCTCGGGAACGATCATGTCGGGCGTTAAATCGACGGCCTTTGCGGGAGCGGTAACTATTGTCTGTGCCTGTTTCCCCGCTTCAATGTCTGCCGCCCATTTCTGATGCTGATTAACGATCCCCTCCATATCGGCAATGGATGTCTTCAGCTTTTCCTGTTGCATCTCGTTTGTTGCGAGATGTTGCGCGGCCTCTTGGGGATCGATGCCCTCGGGAAGATTCTTCGATGTTTCCAGTAGTTGTCCGTGAAGCGATTGGGTCTCGGCTAATTGACCCCTCAGATTATCCAGTACCCCTTGCACTTTGGCAGTCCGCTCAGCCAGCGTAGTTACGGGAGCAGGCGCGGCAGTCGTTGCTACCGGCCCGCCCCCTTCGGCAGCCGGAGCAGCAGCAGCCGGTGCCGATTCTGAAGCCACCGGATTGCCTTGGGCGTCAACGATGCCACTAGATTTGGCGGGAACGCCACTTGGCGCCTCGCCCGAGGGCAATCCCGCAAACATACCCATGCCAGTCGCGAACGAGCCCGCAAGGCCCGAAATCGCGTCAAGCATCGGATGATTGTTCCCGTAGAGCTTACGCGCCTGCTGGATCGTCGCTTCAGCGCCGAGGCTTTGCGCCTTATCGAGCAGCACGCCGCCCACGATCGCGGCGGGCGCGGCAACACCGGCCGCCATGAGCGCCGCCGCTCCTCCTCCGATCCCGGCTGCTTTCTGGACGACTTCGGCGCCTTTGGTCGCGGTTTCAAGGTTACTGAGATTCTGGCCCGCTTCCGCTTGCGCCTGATTGGCTTGCTCCTGTTGAGGTAATAGTTTGTCCGATGGGCGACCACCGCCAACCGGCGTCCCTTCGCTCGAAGCGCCAGCATCTTGCGCATCACCACCCGCATCCAGGGCTATACCGAGAGATTTCCATTCGTCGGGATGCGTCCGTAGATAGGCCATCCCATAATCGACCTTGGAATCGTCCGCATGGCGCGCGGCGTAGGCTTGTTCCGCCCCGACCGGATCGTCGCTTCGGCCGCCCGACCTCGCCAACACATTATCGGCATACTGAAGCGCCGCAGGGTCACGCTCGCCGCGGTCGTACTTCCCTGGCCCCTGGTTGTAGGCGATTAGCGCCGCGCGCTCGTTACCTTGATACTTGTCGAGCAGGTCGCCCATGTAGCGCGTGCCGACCTGTCGGTTAACATTCGGGTCTTTGAGCGTGGACGGATCGACGCCGTAATCCTTCGCCGTCGAGGGCATTACCTGCATCAGCCCTTGCGCGTTTTCGCCCGTCCAATTGTCGGGACCAGTGACGCTAGGGCGCCCACCGGACTCCTCATGGATCATGGCGTCGATAAGCTCAGGGCGCGGAGTAGTCGGCATTACATCCCCCCTGCGCTTTCATCGCCCGCGGGCGTGATAACGAAGTTGACCGACCTGGCGCGTTCGGCGGCGCGTAGCGCCTGCTCACGAGTGATCGTGCTCGGCAACGGAACGTGCGGTACCGGCTTGGAAGCTGGCGCATAGCGGCGGCGAATCGCTTCGACCTGCTTCTGCACATCGCTAGGCGTCTTGAACTCGCCCGCATCCCACGCCGTTTTGAGGTCGCCCAACGCCTCGCTCATGTTCTGCGTCCGATGGGTGAAATCGTCCGACATAAAGCTCTTGGGGAACATATCGCGGATAGCCTGCTGGGCTTGATCATAGGACGCCTTGAGCGGTTTCTTGGCTGCTTCCAGCGTGTCCGTGCGCCACGCAATTAGCCTATTCCGGTCGGGGCCGTTGATGGTATTCGGGTCGATTGCCTGAATATCTGCCGCGCTGACGCTATTCGGGTCGTTGGTAATGCGGTCCTTCCAGAAATCGACCACCCCCGGCGCCGAGTCATCGAAGATTTTCCCGTGCGTATAGATGCGCCCTTCTTGCTGGGAAATCATGCCGTCGTGGTAAGCCTCGGTCGCAGCTTGCACGAGGCCCGGATCGTGTGCGTTCATCATGCCGTCGAGCTTTGTAACCGTTTGCGCACGCGCGAGCGCATGGGCGGTCTCGCTCTGCCGGATAGGTTCGCGCACCGCCATATCTGATACGCGCTGCAACGCCCCGACTTCAGACGCGGTAAAGCGCCCCGAGTTCTGATTCAGGAAGGAATCGAGAGCGCCGGGATTGGATGGGTCGGGGTTGCGTGCGATAGCCTGCGCCCGATTGAGCGACTTGTCCTGATTGTAATTTGCGATGAGTGCGTTCGCCGTGTTGGGGTTCTTCCCGTAGAGCGCCTGAATCATGCCGAGGTGATTCTGCTCGACGGCATCCGCCTGCGCATTATTGGCGAAGGTGCCATCGGGCTTGATAACGAAATTCGGTCCCGCGATATTGGCCGCAGTCTTCCCGTTAATCGTCACCTGATTGTGGTGATCGACCATCGTCTGCGACGCACCCGCGCGAAGCGCTTCGTCCGCGTATTGCGCTCCCATCTTCGGCAGTTCGGATTGGAGATAGCCCGCGATATGCGCGTTCTGCGGATCGGTGAGCGCCGCCTGAAGGATATCGTTGCTCTTTTGCTTAAACGCATCGGCCTGCTGGTCGCCGGGAAGCTGCTTGACATCGACGAGCGCCTGAGTGAGCCCCTTGCGTACGCCATTGCTAACCGTATCGGCGTCGAGGATTTGCTTATGCTGGTACTGGACGGCGAGGATATCCGCGAGCTTGCCGAGCCCTTCGCCGACCTGCGCCTCTCCCTTAGCCTCGGGCGCGGGAATCTGCGGCGCGGTGCGAGCGTAGCGCGGCGGAACGTCGGCGACACCGACGGTCTGCTGAATCTGGGGTATCTGTGCGAATTCGCCCATTAGAAGCCCATGCTATTGCCCAGCAACGGAATGAAATTCGTGCTCGTGCTGCCGCTGCTCCCGTAACCTACGCCACGCGACATCAGCATCGACGTACCAATTCGACCGCCGCTGCCGATCGCGTCCCCCATACCGCTCAAAATCCCTTCCTGCGTCGGCTTAATCTGGTTCGCCTGCCACTGCTGGAAGTTGGCCTGATTCTTGAGGCTCGACGATTCCAGTTCACCCTGATACCAAGTGTTCAACTCGTTCATACGGGCGTTAGTCGCGCTCTGCTTCTCGACCGTCCGCACGCTTCCGCCAGTCCCGATATTGGCCCCCGCGAAGCCTGCTGCCTGCTCACCTAACAATCCTTGGTCTTTGCGAATCTCCTCCGCTTCATTTGCCGCACCGGCGGCGCTCGCCTGCTTGGCTTCCTGATTGAGCGCGGTAGCGTTGTACTCGGCGATATTCTTCTGCTGCTGCGCTTGCGACGCCGCAGCCATCCCCTGCATAACCGCCGAGCCCACCGCCATGATTGCCATTGCTGGGCCAGCCATCAGCTAATCCTCGCGTACAGGCCCGCATCGTGACCTTGGTAGAAGTTGTGCATAATGCCTTCGAGGCCGAAGCCGAGAATCTTCGTCACCCAGCGATGGCCTTTCACGTTGCCCCTGCTCACCGTTGTTTCGATGCGCGGGATGCGCGATTCGATAAACCACGCCCGCATGGCCTTGTTGAGACTCAGAAAATGTCGCGACGCGAGCTTCGGATCGGTGAGCGCCCAGCAGCGATAAGTATATTCGTTGATCGGGTAGAGTCCGACGCACGCAGCGACGCCCTCATCAACCAGGCCAGCAAAGGCGGGACCGCCGTCGATGGTCTTCTGGATGTAGGCCAAGGCTTCCTGCGCCTCTTCCACGCCCTGCGCGGCCAGGGTCTCGACGTGCGCTCGCGTTAGTTGCTCAATCTTCACTGTCTAAGTTGGGATAGATTCCCACCACCGTCATCGGGTACGGCTCGTCGTTAAGCATCGTTATGCGACCTTCGACTTCGTAACCCGCAGGGAAATTGAACGCATAGGTCTCCTCCGGCCAGAGGCCGTTATAGACCGTGAGCGCCTGACTCATCGGGTCGTCGGGGTCGCGCATCTCCACATTGTCGAAAATACTTTCGGGCGGGTCGCTCAATTCTTTATCGGGATCTTCTCTGCCAATCTTGCCGCCAAGCGTATTCTGAAAGCGCACAGTGAGGTCGGTTATGCGCTTGACCTTGCCCGCCGCGGAGCCTGTGGTCGCCCCCGCCTCAATCGGCATCGTCGTGAGACGCGCGAGCTGCGGGAGTCCGATTTGCACTATCTTGGCCGGCCACTGAAGCGAGATTTGACCGCCCGTCACGACGCAATCTGGATGCAACGCGCCATCCGTCAACACCTTCACGGTCTGGCCTTCGAGGTAGCCGAGGCCGGTAATCGTCTGCGTCGCCGCGCCGTTGTAGGTCGTCCCCGAGTCCGAATAGAAGGCGTCGGTCGCGAGGTCGTCCCCGGTCACGAAATGCGGCGCCATATATTCGACGTACTGCTTGGTGACGCCGTTGATGGAGCGCTGGACAATCATCCAGAGGTCGTCCTGCGACTTCGAGGGATTCGGGATGCAGGCGATGGCCCTCACCCCACCAACCATCGGATGGCGATGCCATGCTGTCACGCCCTGCTCCTCGTTGAAGGTGAAGCCGATAAGGTCGCCAGCAGGAGTCGGAGTAGTCGCGAACGGTATGATCTGCTGGAAATGGCCGCCGAGATGCTGATTCGTCAGGGTCACGCCACCGTCGGCAGAATAGGCGTTCGTGAGCACGTCGAGCGCGTTGGTGTTCCGCAATCCAATGCCGATGCCGATATCGTCGGGCGCTCCGATGATCGCGAAGATGGTCGCGCTCATAAACGATGGAACTTCGGGCAACACCGGAATCGTTGCGCCCCAGCCCTTGCCGTCGCTGCTGGCCGCAATCAGCGCCTCCTGTGATAGCGGGCTAGTCGCCGTGACCCGCGTGCCGACCATGTAAAGCAGACCGCCGACTTCGGTGATGGCAACGAAATCGTCGGCTGGCACCGCCGGCGGATCGGCGGCTGAGGTATAGCCGTAAGTCCACGCTTGGTCGGGCGCAGGCGACCAGACAATGCCGTTGTGCGGATCGGCGGACGCGCCGCCCTTGTTCGCGATTCCTACCCATAGATTCAATCGCGACGAATACCAGAGTGGAGACGGAAAACTGACCATATGCGGATAGTTCGCGGGGAACACTTGATCTATCCAGGTAATTCCGTCGGTCGATTTGAATACCTTTGTCGTGCCGATTACCCAGAGAGTAGTTCCGTCGTCATAAATCTGAGAATAAAAGCTATCGACGGCATTCCGATTCGTCCAAGTCGCGCCGCCCGCCGGCGAAGTCCATATTTTGTCGCCGACCGCGATCCAGAGATTCAGCCGGGGAATCCATTTCAGCGCCTGAATCGCGTCGAAACTATTAGACGCTTCAACGATAACTGGCGCCCATGAGGTCTTGGGCGAAGTAGAAGTAAAGACCGCAGGGTTTCCATTAAGATCGAGCGCGCCGATTGCATAAGTCGTCCCATCGAAGTCGATGGCTTGTGGGCCGGTCTGCGGCTGTCGGTTGCCGCCCTGCCCGCCAATGAAGGTGGTGCCATCGTTGAGATTGACCGGCATCGCCCAAGTGCCATCCCACACGGCAATCACGGCTGGCGATACGAAATTCGTAGAGATGATGATCTTGCCATCGTAGTAGAGGTCACCGCCGTAGCTGGGGACAGCAGCAGCCAGCGCAAGCGCCCCCAGACCGACCACGGCGGCGTAGGTTTTCAGGTCGATGGTCATCCAAATCGGCTCCGCTGGCGGCGTCGTCGAGATATTGTTGAGGATATAGGTCGTCGTGCCAGCCATCAGGTCACGTCACCTCGAATCATCCAGATCACGCTATCCGGCTCCTGCTGGTAGGCCAGCGCATTGCACCCGATTTTCTCGAAGATATGGTTGGCGAGCGCGGCCAAGTCTTCCGACTGATACTGGTCGGTAAAAAACTGGTACTTCATTATGCGGAGCTTCTGGCCGCTCGTTTGAATCCACAGCAGCGAGTAGCCGATGAGCACTGGCGGTATCGAGCGCGAGCCGTGGCGCATCTGGGCCTTGCTCGCGATATTCGACGGGCCGAACGCCTGCCCCGTGTTGATCTCCTGAATGACGTGCTCCGCGCCCTCCGTCCCGACCACCAACACGCGGCCCTCGATTAGCCACTTAATCGGGTCTTGCGTCGGCAAGGTGATGTGGATGGCCTGGTCGGGCGTCGCTACGCCACCCGGATTGAGCGCCGCATAATTCTCGAAGTCGGACGCCACCGACATGAACACTTCGCCTTGGCGCGCGAAGGCCAGCCGCCCACGAAAGAATGAACAAGCCGTCGGATAACCGTCACGATTATTGAACGCACCCACCGCCCAGTTCGAGGTCGCGTTCTGTGAAAAAACTACAGACTTCGGTAAACGGTTCACGGTCCCGTCCTGAGTCTGCTGGATGACATCCCCGGTGGCCGTCCAGAGCATATTGCTCACGGAGCCGCTGTCGGTGTAGGCGTCCCAGAAGGTGCCATCGACCGGCCCATTGGTCCCGTCGCCGTCAGTATCGTCCTGATAAAGTTCAAAGGTGAGGCCGCCCTTATTGTGGACGCGATACCATTTGTCGTTGACTTCGGGCATTCCACCGACGCCTGAGATGAAAACGAGGTCGCCATTAGCTCCTGCGGTCGCTACGTCGGTCGTCACCACTGGCGGCTTAGCCGCCGTGATATTCGTGACGTTGACGATATTCCCGGTCGGATCGACGCCACGCGAGGTCAGTTGAACAAAGCCGAAGCCGGGGTCGCGGTACTCCCAAAGGATGCCCTCAAGACCGCCCGAGTCGTAAGCCTGCCCAAAGAGATGCGTCGGCGGCACGCTGCCAGTAACTGGCGAGAACGGAGTGAGCGAGAAATTCGTCCCGTTCAACGCCTCATAGGTGACGCCATTGAACCGTCGGCGCGCGCCTTTCTTGACGCCGACCCCCGGCTCCCACGGGCGAATCGTGCGGATATTTTCCTGCGTCAGTTGGAAGTACGCGCCGATGAGCAGCGGGTCGAAGATATCGGATGAGGCCGTCAGTGTGACGCCGGTCCCGGTCTGAGCATCCGCGAACACCACTGGATTCGTGCCGGGGTTGGCGTCGGCAAAGGGGCCGTTGAGGAAGTCGACGGGCGCGAGCGTCCAGTGCGTCGGCCCAAAATGCGACAGCTTATAGGCGGGGAAGGTCGCGCTACGATGTGTGATATAAACCACGTCGGCGCTTTCCACGAATACGAGCTGAAACATATTGTCGGAGTCGTACAGGTCGCTCGCCGCGTAAGGCGAGACAATCTCGTAGGGAACGCCGGGGGAAACCTGCACCTGCGCGTGGTTTTGGTAGAAGCGCATATAGAGGTCGCCCACCTCAATTATGAACGCCACGCTCTCGCTGCGCTTGAACGGAATCAGGGCAGTCGCTCGATCCGAAAACTTGACCTCGGCGACGAAGCGGGTGCCGGGGCGCCGCCGCGCCGGTCCCTGCACTTGCGGGATGAAGTTCTCCAGCCGAAAGCAGGCCGTGGCGTAGCCCTTCGTGTCGGTGCGGCTCTCCATCGCGGGCGACCATTCGCCCGAATTGAAGCCGACTATGCCTGGGGATGCTTTAGCCATTATCCGGGCAGCCTCGCGATGAGCCAGCTATTGTCCGGCAGCGGGTCGGGCGGCAGTTCAATGGAATCCGCGCGAATTGCCGCGATGATCGCCGCCTTGTATTCGGTCTGCGCGAGGTCCCGCTTGCTATCCTTCTGCGTCACGTCCTCGGCCAGCTTCATCGCCAACCGGCAGGCAAATGCCTCGACGAAGCCGGGGTCGAACATGGTCGGGTCGGTGATGCGCGCGATATAGCGCAGCGGCAATGGCCCTGTCGGGGCGACCGGGGCATTGAAGCCGGTCATCTGGTTGCTGACGATGGTCTTACCCTCGATGCGCCAATCGCTCGCCTCGCTGGTCACGATGCCGAGCCAGCGCTGCAACCCCGGCACCCACCGGCCAGCCTGAATCACGCGAATGCAATCGTCGGGAAGCTGGTAGGCGGCGGTGTAGCCAAAGACTGGCGGCACCACGAGCGCGGGGAGCAGGATGCGCTTGACGGCGAAATTCCAGAGATGCGCCCGCAGTTCTGCGTCGCGCTCCACGTCGTAGATGGCGAGTGCCGAACGCGCGGCCTTCACGTTGTCCTGAAGCGTGAGAATACGTTGCTGGCCGAGCAGGGTCAGCGCTACGTTTACGATGTCAACATCGTTAGGCATCTCTACACCCGATAATCGCAGAGCACCGAGGTCGCCGGCGCGGTAGTCCCGAAGGTGATCGTCGCGGTCGCCAGAACGTAATCGGTGGTGCGGAGTCCGTCGCGATAAACCTTCAGCCCCGCCGCCGGTGTGTTGGCGAGCACAAAGACCTTGTTCACGCCGTTGATCGTTCCGGTGGGCACTTCGCTATCGACGAAGTTCGCTTCCTGCACCGCCGTCGGCGCAGGCTCCGCCATCACCTGAGTCGCGTTGCGCTGGATTCGCGCTGCGTAATCGACGAGCGCTTGTCCGGTGAGCGCGACCTGCTGTCGGGCTTCAGCCAATCGCCGTACCCTTGCCGACCAGATGGCGCACGATTTTCTCTATCAAATCGATCGTGCTCGCATTACCGGCGCCTGAGCCACCTGAGATGGTCGGGATAGTCGCAAGGTCAACGCGCACCTCGACATTCCCCGCACCAGGGGCGCTAGTGCCTTCCACTACCGCAAATTCGTCCTGTCCGAACGACAGGCTGAAAGACCGAGAAGCCATGATTCCCTCCTACTGGCGCATCGTCGCGCACACCGTATTCAATTCAGTTTCGAGCGTGGAACTGCACCCGACGCCGAGCACCGTCACCTTAATGGCGTACTCGTCCGTGGGTGTTGCGCTAGTCAGTTTCGCACCGATGGCCGTCGAGGCCACTGTCGCGGTCGCCGTCACCGTCGCGCTCACCGTGCTCTGCGTTATGTCGATGACCTCATAGACCGGAAAGGTCGTCGAGCAAGTCGCTTGCGCGCGGGCGGTAATCGTATCGAAAGTCGGCGCGGCCTTCCCCGCCGCGGCGGTGAAATCACACCAGAGCGAGTTGGCCGCAGCAGCGTCGGGAATCGTGCAACACACCTGCGACTGCGCACCATTGGGGCTCCCCGTCCCGCCGTTGTTCATGCCCTGAAGATTCGCGGTATCGGCAAAGGCCAGCGACGGAATCAAGAGCGCAAATAAGAGAAACCAGCGTTTCATCGGCGTCCCTTTGAAAGGGGGGCCGAAGCCCCCCAATCGGTTAAGGCATTTTGTAGCTGATTTCGACCACCATCGCGCCGCCGGTGTTAATGGTCGCTGTGCTGGTGAGCACCACGTCATATTCCACCGAACCGATCGGCGTTCCTTGGGCCGGGTCAGCCGAGAGCCCAAGAATCTGCCAGACCATCTGATCCATCTTCGCGACGGTAGTCCACGAGGATTG